AATCTACATATTGAAAATATAGCAAAGACCGTAGAACTTCTTATGAGTGCAGGGGTAAACCCCGAAGATATTTCCATATCTAAATGGAATCATTTCTATGTTAAAGTTGTTCGAGTACTGGAAGGCAATGCAGTTAAATTTGAATGTTTATCTGAAGATGATGGAAAAAAGCTTATTCAAATTCTAACAGATTTAGCTATTGAGAATAGACCACAATGGCATTTGTCCTGGGATACAAAATTAATTTATACTGAAGAAATTCAGGATTGGTTAAAAAATTTAAAAAAGAATCGAGAAAAATATAAAAAGATTTAATGATTGTTAGAGAAAATATCAATTTTGAAAGAGGGGGAAACCCTAGGGATCTTTTTAAAAATTCTTTAGAAATCCAGGGGATTGGTTATAACATCAATCAGCCTCATAATAAGGAAATGATTGAAAGAATTTTAAATAGCTTTTATGATACTCAATGGGATGGATTAAAAGTATTTTTTTATTTAAATGATATATTTATGTCCTCCCCTGTCGAAGAAATAAGAAAAAATCCCCGATTAACCTTTTTAAAATGGAAAGGAAAATATTATAAGATAAAAAATAGTTACTAATTATGAGTATAATTAAAACTGCCCGAATCCGATTATCCGAATTATATCAGGATTCAATTAACTTTATAAAACAAACATACGAAGATGCTGGACAATATTTTACCATGGCATCTCCTATGGGTCAGCTTCTTCAGGTTATTCTTAATCTTGGTAGAACAATCCTATATTATATTGAGGACTCTATAACGGAATTAAATATCAACACGGCTTCTAGATCTCAGAGTGTAAAGGGTCTTGCAGCCTTAACAGGTCACAATTCATCCAGGGGTGTAGCTGCTAGGGGGACTCTAAGATTATTCTATAATGGGCAGAAATTAGATATTTATGGGAACACCGCAGTTATTCCAAATTATACTAGAATTATTTCAACTTATAATGGTCTAACTTATACTATTGTATTACCCGGAAATGAAGTTAGACTAGATCTTGGTTCTGTAACAAATTATGTTGATGTAAATATTGTTCAAGGTAAATTAGAATATCAACAATCAACGGGAACCGGTGATCCTCTACAATCATTTAACTTCCAAGCTAAAAAAGGATCCATTATAGATAATTTTTTTGTTAATATTTATGTTAATGGTAAAAAATGGGCAAAGAGAGAATCTATTCTCGACATGAATTTTAATGAAGAATCTGTTATAGTTAAAACTGGACAAACAGGAGGTATCGATGTTTTCTTCGGAAATGGATATAACGGTTCTGTTCCCCCTCTTGGATCAACCATTCTTGTAGAATATCTTTTAACCGACGGGGATGCAGGAAATATTAGAACGGCAGAAGCCAAAACAACAACTAACTGGAAATTTGAAGGAAAAGGATATTCTATTAATAGTCAGGAGATAGACCTTAATAAAATTCTTAGGGTTTCTATTCAAAAGGATGTTTTATTTGGAGCTAACGAGGAGCCTGTATATCTTACTAGATTACTTGCTCCCCATGTGTCCAGGAGTTTTGTTTTAGCTAATACTGATAATTACATTTATTTTTTACGTAAATTGAATATGTTTACCATTGTTGATGCTATTCCCGGATTTGCAACATTCGAGGACAAATATACAATTGATAAGTATAATGTAGCCAAAACTACTTACGAAAATATAAGCGAACAATACAGAACTTTGTTAGCAACAGTTGGGGCTTCAGCTTCCCAATCTCTTGCTAAGAAAACTGAATTAGATAATGCTCAAAACCAGCTTTATTATTGGCAAAGCCAAGTTGAAGAACAGAAAAAAGATGATAACACTGTTTATCTTTATTTAGTTCCAGATGTTAATCAAAGGATCCCAGCAAATCAGAATTATTTTACTTGTGGATTAGATTCATTCCAATTAACTGATCTTGAAAAAAGAGGAATTTTAGATTTGATTGAAGAAAGCGGGCAAAGGATACTTACCGTAGATAATGCTATTATGACTCTTCGATATCCTAAATTCGTTCTAAATGTTGCCTTAGTTATCTATGAGGGTTATGATCTTAACAATATCAGGGAACAAATTATTTCAAAAACCTCTGATTATTTCTTAAAGAATACCAGAAGAGATAGAATCCCTCAATCAGATTTAGTTAGAATAATTGAAGGCATTGATGGAGTAGACTCTGTATCTGTCTGGTTTGATGCAGACAAAAACAATTTTACAATTTATGGAAATGGATATGGCCTTGATGATTATGGCGATATTATTCTCGAAAGATTTGTATTAGACGCATTTGGAAATAGAGTAACTGTCAAGGACATATATCCTCTTATTAGAGGAGGATTCGAAAGTCAACTTGGAATTACTTATGATGATTCAGTTGCAAAAGATAGGCTTTCAACTGTAAATATTCAATTGAGAGGAATTACCCCAGTTAACTTTAACAGTAATCAAAGCAAAAATATTGTTTCTAACTTATAATGGCAACAGCAACTCAAAAACAAAATGCAGTAAGTAGCAAAAGTCAGAAACCTAAGGTAAGAACTTCTTATTTAGCTTCGGCAAAGCACTTATCTGATAATTATACCAACTTGGGATATGATTATAGAGGAAAAATATTATCAAAAACAACCTCCTCCGAATTATGGGCAAACCCTATTCAAAAACCCCTATTTGCTCAAATTGAAGCTATATTGACATTTATTTTGGAACAGGTTAAATATATTAAGAAAACTATGAGTATTGCTCATGGAAAAGAGGATACCAATATTAATTAAGGATTCATGAATCAGCAGAATTGGAAAATATTTAATAAAAGCGGAAGTTTTTTAAACTCATACGCAGACACTTACTTACCTCTTACATTTATTGCCGATAATCTTGATGCTACCGGCGCAGCTGCTTTTGCCGTTACAAATCCTAGTAATTATATTATAGATGTCGAAGTTACAAATGGAGGATGGGAATATCCTTCAGATACGGAAGTTCGATTGGATTATACTTTTGGAGGATATTCGCAAATTTTAACTCCTGCTGAAGTTTCTATAGGTTTCAAAGATGTCTCCATTTTTAATCCGGCCCTTGTAAATTCTCAATCGATTGAAAGCGTAGTTATCAATTTAACCCCGGATGTTTCTTTCCTTTATCCTGCAATTACTTATAGTTCGGCTGTATTTTTACAACCTATTTCCCAAGGTCTTGTAGAAACAGAGCATTTAACGATTATTGAAGAATCATCAACAGGAGTTTTAATTAGACCTTATGATCCAATTAATCCTTATTTGATCTTTAGATTTACCGATGGAGATTCTGAGATTAAACTTTTTGAAATAGATGAAGAAAATCAACTCGTAGAATGGACTGATGAAGTAATAATTGATACAACAGAATATGCTGAAAAAACGGGATTAATGATTAATATTGGATTCCGTGCGGAAACTGAAGGGGTTTTTGAAAGAAGACTTAGAGTATTCCATAAAGTAGGTAATACAGAATATCTCATTTATGAAATCCTAGTTAATGCGGAATCTATTGGACCGGATGAAAGGTTTGATACACTTATAACTAACTTTGGTTTACCAAGTCCTAAAGCTAATCATACACTCTTTAAAGAAGCAGATATTAATGAAGACCTTCCCGATTGGCAACTTTTAAATTATAAGGCAAAGCATATCATATTAGAACATGATAAAATTATGCCTTATATAGGAACTTATAAAGGTCTTATCAATGCAATAAAGTGGCTTGGATATGAGGATATTCAAGTAAAAGAATGGTTTAAGAATGTAAAAGATGGGCAGAAACTTTCTCTTACAGTTCCCTATGATGCTGCAGATAGAACAAAGACCCTTCTTTATTTTTCACCAGACGAAAGAAGAAATTTAAAGAAATTAAATCAGCTGTCCCTTGTTTATTGTTTGACCCGGGAAACTGGTCAAATTGATCAATGGGGTAATCCTATTGTTGAAGAATGTTATAATTACAATATTAATGAGATTTTTGTTAAATTATATGCTCTTAAGCAATGGCTTGAAAGATGGATCATTGGAGTAAATGCCAGGATTACAGATATAACTGGTGAAGGAGTTTATTTTGAAAGATTTAGAAATGTTGTTTATGGAACTAATACAATAGGGTCTGAAGCTATTTTTGAGCAATCTATTTCTCCGGACACTCTTGACGAAAGTTCAGAATTAATTCAAGGTGATGCAAGTATTAGATTAACCTTAGAGGAACTTCAAAAAATGCCAATTGAAGCATTGCAAGTAAGGTTCAAAGATTTATTGAAATATTGTTGGGATCCTTCAAACGGACAATTTTCCTTGGCGGATGCATCTTTATACTGGTATGACCCATCTACAGTTCTCGTAGGCTCGACATTCCAATTTCCTTTCATTGATCTATTCGATATTCAATGGAGAGCTTCTGTACAAAAAACTGATGCTGGAACAATAATAGACAAATTAGTATCGAAGCCATTATTTGTTTATGAAAACGATCTACGTTTTTATGATATTTTGGATTCATCTTCCCAATTTTATGATGTTTCAACAAATTTGAATATTCTTCTGGAAAACGCTATTTTAAGGGATCCTTCTAATGATGATTGGGCTTCTTCCAAAGCTTATGAAATTTATCCGGATCCATCGGGCCTAGGATATTATTGGATGGAAAGTTCATCCGGATTAGATATTTTCCAATTCAATTCCTATGCTAATCTTGTTCCGGATACAAATTCTATTTTGCTTTATGAATTCGATGCAAATTATAGAGTCCCCCTTTTAAGTTTTCAGAATTATAAATTTACTGATGCTTCCGGAGTTGTTACCTCCCTTCCAAAAAAATATTTCTTAGATATTCTTGATGGAAAAATTGTTATGGATTCTAGCATAACTGGAAGCGGAGGGGAACAAATTGATGTTGAATATAATTTAAATTGGAATTACGATACTAGTTTAGGTGAACAAATGATCACCGTAAATGTGGTTTATAACTCGGTTAGAATGCCTCTTGCAGTTTATGATCCTTCAATTTATTATTCTATCTATGGATCAGATCCTTATCCCGCAAGAATAATAGATAACAGCATTTATATTATGACTGTTAATCATACGGGGGATTTTTATATAGAAGTATTTGCATGGGACGGTTTTAACAACATATATTCCAATAAAATGGAATCCTTGTATCCTGTCTGGACTAAGTTTCCAAGAATTTATGTTCTTACAGATAATTCGCTATATTCCGCAACAGATGTTAGTAGCATGTCTATTTTAGAAGCTAGCACACTTATATCAGAAAATCCTTATCCTTTATTCGATAGATATATTCCTCTTCAAGGACTTTCATTACAATTTGATGCTTCTGGTACTCCTTATATTGAAATTCCTTCCATCACATATTTCCAGGATGTAATGGAACCGGATTCTCTCAACCGATTTTTTAATTTAACAGAGAGAGTTATATCTATGAGTAATCCTACAATTACAGTGGATCCAGATTATCAGAAATTTTATGATGAAGACGATATAAGAATAATTCAATTTGATAAAGGGAAATATTCTTTAATAAGAGAAGTTAGCGCTCATATAGATTCTATTTCGGGAAATGATTTAACTATTTCTCCTTGGCCTGTTGATATTTCGATTAGCAGCTCCGCAGAAGTATATGTTTTAAATGATACATACAGAACGACTGTAAATGCTAGTAATATAGGAGATAATCTTGTACTTGATGTAAGTGGATACCAATTTGAAGTGGGCCAGTTAGCAGGAGTTATTGTTTTTGACGGTAGTACTGGATATTCGTGGGGGTCATCCTATAGAGTTATAAATGTCGACGGATCTACCCATACTTTTGATCAGACTATCCCTCAATTTTTTATTAATAATCCAGGAAAATATTCTATCCAAGTAAAGCATGCATTTTCGTCATATTCTGATATGACAATACCTACTGATTATGCTATAGAGCAATCTAATACCTTTAAATTATATTTAAAAGATTCATATTGCCAAGAATATTTCTTAGATAATACATTTGTAGTAATCAATGTTCTTTTTGATCAGGATTATGTAAATCAGCAATGGTATAATGCTTCGGATAATTTGATAAATTCGGAATTCTATTATCATTGTAAACCAATAGAAGTTGATACAAGTACTTTAGTCATATTTAAAGCAGTTTATGATCCTAGCAATTATATGCTTGATCAAAGAAATATTTGGACTGTAAAAGAACACAACGAATCTAATATCCTATTTAGAGTATTTAATGAAAGCGTTCCATTTATTTTTGATCAAATAGGAACTTATGATATTCAAGTAGAATCATATGATAAATATGGGAACTTAAAAACTCAGGTTTGGGAGGGATTGGTAACAGTCGTATGAAAGAAGTTTTAATAGTCGTTGATGTGCAGGTTCATTTTAAATCCGTTACCGATGAATATGTTGATGGGATATTTGAATTGTGCAAAACATTCGATGAGGTTTATCAGATATGGGATGCCGTAGATGTCAATACCCCGGATTTTAAATTTCCTAATCAAAAAGATACAATCCGAAAGGAATACGGGGGGATTTTAGATGAGGCTGATGTGGATCATTATGATTTTTCAGACAAAGAAAGAGCTCGTTTAAAAAAGGCATTTGAAGAAGAAGATTTTCAGAGTGGGGATTTATTTGTAGCCGGTAAAGAGCCAAAACGTCAATGGTTTTTATTTGTGGGTGGAAATCATCCTTGGTTTATATTTGAAGAAAAATTATTTAACCTTTTTGAAAAATTAAAATCTGAAGGAAAAAGAGCTATACTATGCGGTGGAGCGAGAATGGAATGTCTATATGATATTGAAGTTCTTACGGATGCAGTAGGATTAGATTCAACAATATTAGGAACTCATGTCTATAGTTAGAGAAAATATAAACTTTGAAAGAGGATTAGATCCAAAGAAAGCAATGGGTTTAGGATCTAAAATGCTTGCAATGATTAGAGATCTTCATAACAAATTTCAGCCTACAATGTGGGATTTATTTGGAAGACCAGAGGATCGAGCAGGATTTGCATTAAAAGGAACTCTTATGCAAATTTATTTTGATAAAGAAGATCCTTCAAAAGCTTTTACAGATAATTGCCGAAAAATGAATTGTAGTGTGGATCAAATAGACTTAATCCAAACTATATTACAAAACGAATTTGATTTAGAAGTTAAATACCTCGGAGATGGAAGATAGATTTCACAAGGAAAATAAAGAAATTTCCCCTCAGACGGTTGACCCCTTAAATACTTTTTTATTAATAGATTCTAAAGCTTGGAGAAAACCCGGAATTATATCTGTCGAAAAATTAGGAAATGTTTTTCAAATTCAGATTAATGAAGATATATTAAAGAAAAATGTAACAGCTGTTGCTTTTTCTAATCAAGATGAAATGCCGGAATTACCGCCTGATACTTTAGCCGTAAATCCTCAAACTCATATATGTGTTGATGAAAATTATCTTTATGTTTGGGTTCCTCAGTCAAAAAGATGGAAAAGATTACCTCTTTCTATTTGGTAATTAAATATGCAAAACCCATTTTGCATCGTCCGAATTAATATCAATATTAGCAGTTCTTATACCTCCTAAATATCTAACCCAGACCCTTCTAACTTCTATATCTTTGGAAGTTACCGAAAAAGGATTTTCCAACTTTGATTTAGAATAAAATTTTTCTATTTTCGGGGTTCCGTCTGGATTTATTCTTTCGTCCTCTGTAACCCTTAGATCAGCGAATCTTTCTTCAAAAGGGATCCATACTTTTATCTTATCTCCCCTTTTTAATGGACGTATAATCTTTCCAATTTGCATAGCTCTTTTAGGGTCAATTCCTCTTTCAAAATTAATGGATTCGGTTTTAGGCAGAGGATGTAGATGTTTTAGTATTTCCTGAACTCCTTCTTCAGCAGATTGAACAATTCTTTCTTTAACAACAACTCCATTAATTACATACCCATAGGTAAAATATTCTTGAGGATCTTTAAGAAATTTTATAAAGAAATATTCTGCTCTAAAAAACTTCTTATATTGATCACTAGTTTCGTATTTTCCTTCAATATATTTTTGTCTTTTATTAGACTTTATTTGATATTTTCCCCCTCTTAATTCAACTAGAATATCCAAAGCTTTTCGTATACTTCTTTCGCCATATTGACCTATTTTCATAGAATCCATTGGATCCTTTCCTCTCTGAAAATGCTGTGCTTCATCTAGATCATTAAGAATGCTCAATCTTTCCTCAAATTCTTTTGGAGTTCCCCATAGAAAATAATCATTGCTAGATCTCCATTTAAATGAATTTGATGGGAGATGAGCAGCATAAGCTGTTATTCCAATACATCCATCGGGATAAGCTTCAGGCGGGGTTTCTATTTGTAAATAAATGTCGGATTGATCAGAATTTGTAAATTCTCTATATTTGGAATTATCATTAAAATGATTTCCATGATCAACAGTGAAATTTCTTTTTACCTTTAGAAAATCACCCCTTTGTAGACTCATCCATTTGCCGGTAAGACCGATATTCAAGTTCTTCAAAGGATCCTTACCCATATGAAAATTTATATTTTCTCTAACTACCGTCATCTATATCTTAAATTTTCCCAATCAATAAATGCTTCCCAGAAATCTTCTTCGTTTTTATCTTTGATACGATATTCATTTTCCTTATACCATTTATATAGCTTATCTGCTAATTCGGGAATTATTTGTTCTTCATTTTCGGGATCTGTAATAATTTCTTCAAACCCTGTGATTTCAAATAAGTTATCTCTAACATATTCCCCAGCTTCTTGACTATCTTCAAAAGATCTTGAAGCTTTTCCGATTCTCATAGATTTCTTAGGATCCTGTCCCCTTTCAAAATCGATATATTCTTTAACAATTCCCATATTATTTTTACTTATATGTGTACCCTGGTAAACTTCCGCCATAAACACGGATCAGTTCTTTCATTTCTTTTACAGGAACATAGTCTACCATAATCCATTGGCCCATTTTTTGCCAGGTTTGATCGTGTCTAAAATCCCTATAGTCTTTTAATTTTGCGAGTGGTTTATCCCCCGAGGTAAATACAACTTTGAAATTTCCGCTATGATCTTTCCATATTTCTGCAGTTCCATCATAAGTATCATAGACATTAAAATATTGGGATTCCCCAGTTCCAAAGTTAACTCTCCCCAGCGGCAGGATAGAAGCATCCGAAAGTCTTTTCCCCCCAACTTCTGGAGGAGTAGAAAATCTTCCAATACCCATAGATTTAAAAACATCTCCACGATCTCTTGTAAAACCACCGCCGCCTGTTTTAGCTTGCCCTATTTCGGGAGCTGCCGCCCCTAATCTTTCAGATGGAAGAAGATATTGGGTTTTAAATTTTCTTTCGATTTTTTGTCCCTTTTCTACCGGACCTGTAACGGGAGCAAGAACTTGTTTAGAAGCTTTTCCAACAACATGAGATCCCCCTAATTCGACAGCTCGATCATGGAATATCTGAGAAATATCGCTCCCAGCGCCAAATACTTTTTCTGCTGCTTCAGCTCGTGCCTGTGCTTTACCAGCATCTTGAATAATTTTAGCTTGTGTTGTAGCTAAGGAAATTTCCTTATCATGATCACCATTAGCCTTGGTTTTTATATCCTCCATTCTCACATAATCTTTCTGCCCGTATCCCTCATTAACAAATTTTGCTCTCATTTTTATCGATTTTTTTATTCCATGGGATTTTCCCATACATAGGATTATTTTTTCCTATTTTAGATTTTCCCATTTTATCTTTAGTTTCTTTTGATCTTTTTATTCCTTCTAATTTTTTACTTATGTTATGTTTTGTTTTTTCATCATGATGTTTATCTTTCATACCATTGGATTTCCCGATCAATCCCAATCCAATATTTTTCTTATGACTGTCCGATAATTTTCTTCCCCTTTGAGTTTCACTTAATTTTTCTTTGGAATTTTCCTTCCATAATAATCCTAACGCCCCATCCCCTCCTTCGGTCATATTATATCCATCCAAAAAAGTATTTGATTTTGCAATCCAATACATTTCTCGATTGCATAGGATTTCTTTTAAATCCTTTTTACATTCTGCATCATGTTTTTCAATTATCTCCCATATAATATTATTCCATCCATATTTTCTAATAGCATTATAAAACTTATTCTTGGTTCCTGCATTTACATGGCATTTATGGGTTCTTTTTCGGTTTTCCAAATTTAAAGAAAACCCATAATATTTTTTATTAGATGGTAAAGTAGCACAATATATTATCCCCGAAACCATTTCGTTGTTTTAATATTTATTTCCATTTTAACAAATTGTGCTCTCATATTTTTTTAAAATTTTCTTGCTAGATTGGGATCGTTTTTAAGATTTGTCTTAATTATTGTGCGAATATCTTCTGGAGACAAACCATATTCTAATGAAAGTTTATCAATAATCTTTTTTGGTGCTCTTTCTCCAAAAGGCCCTCTAAGCTGATTATATAAATCATAGGTATCTTGCATTATTTTCCTGTTTCTTCTTTCTATTCTTTCTTTTGTTTTTTTGTATTGGCCTGCTAATTCTTCCTCATATTTTGTGGATCTTTCTGTTCCTGCATCCATATTTACAGCTTCTGCGGCTAACGCATATACTTCCCCTGCTCGGCCCTCTTTTTCCATTTTATCAAATTCATCGAATGCGTTTATTATTTTTTCATATAAATCATTCCCATGAATTCCTTCACGATTTCCTTGCATTAAAAGTCTAAATTTTGATATTGTGTAACTCACTGTGCGAGGTTTAAGATCTAATACATCCCCTAATCTTGGAATAGATAATTTTTTAAAATCTGTGCTTTCCTCCTTATTAATTTTTATAGCATTACGTGTCAGAGCAGTATCCCCTCTGCCATGGGTATCCTCTGATCTTCCCATAGCATCTTTAGCAGCTAAATACATTGCAGCTAATTGTTGTTTAGTTAAAACATCCTGTCCTTTTGTTATAGCAGCTTTTTCTCCAGCGGAATATTCAGGGGCTTCTATATCAATTCCGTATAATTCTTCTAAAGATTCGCAAACAAGTTTCATGGAACAATTTTATTATATTTATCTACTAAAAATATATAATAAAAATTCCAATGGATGAAGTTTTATACATTTGAGAAAAATTCCATCTCCTATAAAAGATTTAGGTTTTTTAGAGGAAAGTTTCTAATTCCTTTTTTTCTAATACAAGTTGTTATTTCATCTATTTTTGTTTTTATTATTTCTACTTATTACGATACACCAGACGAGAAAAGATTAAAGAAAGATCTGGTTTATCTTGTTGATGAATTTAATAATGTAAATAAAAGAATTATAGAAGCTGAAACGACTCTTGGAATGATAAAAGAACATGATAGTATAATTTATCAATCTATCTTTGATATAAATCAGGAACCGCGAAAACAAATGGGGCTGGAATTTGATGATACAAGCCCAAACTTTTATATGTCTGTCGTTCAGGAAACTAATAATAGAATAAGCATATTAAATGACAAGATGGCCAAGGAATTATACCAGCTTGATGGGCTTGTAGATTTAGCACATTCCCATCAAGAGATGCTTTTACACATCCCAGCTATTCAGCCAATTGAAAATAAAAACTTAAAAAGAATTGCGTCTGGATGGGGTATGAGAATTCATCCTATTTATGGAATACCCAAATTTCATTATGGATTAGATTTTACAGCTCCTCTCGGAACCCCAGTATATGCTACGGGGGATGGTGTTGTCCAAATAATCATTAAGGATTCAGATAAAAGATCTCAAGGGTATGGTAACTTAATTATAATTGATCACGGATACGGTTATAAAACTTTATATTCCCATCTTCAAAAATTTGAATCCAAACCTGGCGAAAAAGTAACAAGAGGCGAAATTATTGCTTATGTTGGAAGTACTGGATTATCAACAGGCCCTCATTTACATTACGAAGTTATTAAAGATAATAAAAAAGTGGATCCCATTTATTATCTTTTTGGAAGTTTAACTCCGGAAGAATATCAAAAAGTAATTGAATTATCCAATAGGATTCAAAAAGCATACGATTAAAGAGGCAGCGGAGGAAATCCCGGAAATCCATAAGTTTTTGCTCCTGTTGGAGCCCATTCCTTTAATAGGAAAGACATCCAAGGTAGATTACTAGGTTTTAAATTCTCATATTTCGGAAAAGGATCGCTTTTAATTATAGTAGGCATAGCTGCTTTCAAAGCTGTTTTATATCCTTTGAAATTATTAAATGTTTTGGATAAAGTAGAACCGTAATTTGTTTTCATTAGGTCCTCATTTTTAGGCTCGAATTTTTCCATAATTTTATTTAATGGACCATAATTTATATTCTGGTCAATATCCGTAGCCATATTAATAATAGGTTTTGGATTTTTTACCGTAAATGCAAAATTAGCTGTCTCCGGTTTTGTTGCAATAGGAAGGGGAGCTAAAAACTTATCAATTCCAGCTATTAATAAATCTAGCTTATCAAATTGAGATAAAATCTTCTCCTCCGTATTTTGCAAAGCCTGTATCTTAGCATCCTGATTTTTTGCAATAGGAGCTCCGTCATAAGCATCCTTAATGATCTTATATTTAATCTCTGATTGCATTTTATCTTTCTTAGAGGTTAAAATCAATTCGTCTAAGACTACCACTTTCTCGGTCCATTTTGCTAGATCCGTTGTATATCTAGGAATATCGATTTTTCTTTCTACCGAATAATCCCTTCTAGGCTTCTGCTCTCTAAGAGCTCTTTTTTGATTTTGTAAATCAGATAATTGTTCTTGAAGAAATTTTATATCTCCTTTTGCTTTATCCAAATAAGTTTTTAATCTTTCCTTTTTAAATGCCTTTAATTGATTAGAAAGCTCTCCTTTTAAAGCTTCAACCTCTTTTTTAACTAAAGTTGCTGGGTCAGCTAAAGGAACATGATGCTCTGTGGACCAGTTAACAAATAAAGCCCAGGGGAAAGGATAAATACCCGTAATTGTAAGTCCAACAACAATAAACCCCCAATTTACTTCAAAAGCTTTTATTGGAATATAAACGGTTGGAAAAGGAATAGGACCTATTGGAGGGGGAACTCCTGTTGACCAACTTGTTGCCGGATTAGCAACACTTGCAAGGGTAGCAAATGAACAATATCTTAACCAATAAGAAATATCACCATATCCTTTTTTACTTTTAGGGGAAAGATATGGATCATCCTCTTCCGGAGGATCGCATGTGGTTTCTCCAATAGAATAATACCTATATTGTTCATCATTTATATCTATAATCGAATATGTAGTAAAAGTACGAGCAATGTCATCCAATTCCTTTTGGTAACCTTCAATTTCTCCCGGAAGAGCATCATATCTTTTCCATAGAGAAGCGAAGAATTGTTCAATCCATATTCCTTCTAATTCTGTTTCGGTCCATTTTGTTTTTTCCGTTGAGTATTTTGTTTCGATAAGTTTATCGATCTCAATACTAAAATTAAATAGGAATAAAATAAATTCACGTAATGAGGTTTTCTCAGTGTCATTTAGTTTTTTGTTATTTTTTTGTAAATCTTTTAAATAGTCCTCGGCAGCTGTAAAACGCTGTCCTATTTGGGCATTAGATTCGTCCCATTTTTGTCTTAATATTTTATAAAAATCCGGGGTAGCTGAAAAGAAGGTTCCCTGAGAAAGATCCTTACAATAGTTATTGATTTTTGATTTTATTTTATTTACACTATATTTGTCGGTAAAATATCTTTCTCTTAAGAATTCAGATATTT